ATATAATGGTCGTTATGATCAAGCAACTGAGAGTCAGATCAAGAAACGTAAAGGCTCAATGGTCTTTGCTAACATAACACGCCATAAAGCAGACTCAGCCGAAGCAAGATTATCTGACATGTTGTTTCCAACGGACGATAAGAACTGGGGCATTCAACCAACACCTGTTCCAGAACTTCAAGATATGAAGCGTAAGGGTGGAGTTGGTGTTGATCCCAATGGTGCAGAAGTTGACTTGGCAGTAGAAGCTACACGGTTAATGGAAGAAGCTACACGTCGAGCTAAAGCGATGGAGAATGAGATCGATGACCAATTAACGCAATGTGATTATAACTCAGAAGGTCGTGATGTTATTCACGATGCGGTACTTCTAGGTACAGGTATTCTTAAAGGGCCAGTGGTTGAAGGTCGTTATAGAAAGAGTTGGATGAACGCTAAAGAAGGACAGGCTCTTGAAGTTGTCCAAGAAATAGCTCCTTGTGCTAGACGAGTATCTCCTTGGGATTGGTTTCCTGATATGTCAGCTACTAGATTAGCTGAAGTTGAGTTTCAGTTTGAACGTCATCACTTTACTCGCAGTGAGATGAGTAACATTGCTCAACTCCCGGGCTTTAATGAAGATGCTATCAGGCAAGTCTTAACATCTGACAAAGGTAGAGCTACCGCTGCTACTGATAATTACATTGCACAGCTTCGTGAGATCAGCGGATATGCTGGTGAGATAGGTAACGATAATCGTTATGAAGTTTGGGAGTATCACGGCCCTATTGACCGTGACGACTTAGAAGCTGCGGGACTTGATTGTTGTGAAGATGAGCTAGATACCATCACAGGAACGGTATGGTTTTGTGGTAATAAAGTATTAAAGGTTAGTCTCAATCCATTAGCTACTCAAGAAATGCCATACAGCATTTTCTGTTTTAGTGATGATGACTCTTCTATATTTGGCGTGGGTGTACCTTACCTATTAAGAAACACTCAGTCCGTCTATAACTCAGCATGGCGAATGATCATGGACAACTCCGGTTTATCCAGTGGCCCTCAAATAGTTGTCAATCGTCAGATCATAGAACCTGCTGATGGTGACTGGACTATCACGCCTAAGAAAGTATGGTTCTTAAAAGATAAGACTAGGCAAGTGCATGAAGCTTTCGGATCGTTTGAGATCTCTTCTCATCAAGCTGAGTTAGCGAACATCTTACAGATCAGCCGAATGTTAGCTGATGAAGAAACTTCAGTACCTGCAATAGCACAAGGCGTGGAGCGTGGAGCTAGTCAGACTGCTCAAGGCATGAGCATGTTGATGAATAATGCAAACATTGTTATGAAACGTGCAGTTAAAGTGTGGGATGACAATGTAACTCGTAAGATGCTCAGAAGGTTCTATGACTACAACATGCAGTTTTCAGACAAGCAAGAAATTAAAGGTGACTTCCAGATCGATGCTCGCGGTTCATCTGCAATGATGGCTCGTGAAATGCAAATGCAAGCCATGGGTGGATTGATGAACTTAGCTCAAAGTCCAGCGTTTGGGCCACTAACTAAATTCCCAGAACTATACAGAATGGCACTGAGACAAATGCAGATCCCTGTTGGTGAGATAGTTAAATCTGACGATGAGATCGCAGCAGAACAAGAGCAGATGTCACAGCAACCACCTGTCGTTGAAGATCCAATCGGTACTGAAAGATTAAAACTTGATGCTCAGAAACTTCAAGCTGATATTCAGTTTAAACAATCAGATGCTCAAACTAAAGCACAACAAGTAGAAGTGGAGCGTATGAGAGCGCAGCTTAACTATGAAGCTGATATGGCTAAGATTGCCAACAGTAAAGATATGACATTAGCTCAACTCAAGCTGCAACTTGGTATTAAGGAGATGGATGTGGCAAGCAAAGAGAAGTTGATGGCGTTTGAAACTCAAGTTAAACAAGCATACGGGACAGGACTATAAATGATTAATTTTAATGGTGCTGATTGGGCGCAGTTAGAAGTTCATCTTGACAACAAGATAGATGAAGATCTCGATGCACTAAAAAACCCCAAGTTAGATCAAAACGAAACACAGTATTACCGTGGACGGATATCGGCAATGGAGGACTTGATTGATCTCCATAACCGACCGGAAGAATTAAAAGGCATATAACGCTGCTGTTGGTGAACAACAGATCAATAGCCCATCACTGATGATGCGCTCAAGGAATAAAATATCATGGAAGACAACAACGTAACCCCTGAACTTTCAGAAGATGACGATTTTGAACAGGCGTTCAATGAGTTCGCAGATCCCGACAAAGTAACAACCGTGGCAAATGACGAACTCATAGAAGATGAAGCTGAAGAAGAACCAGAAGCTGAAGCTGAATCAAAAGCTGAAGCTGAACCAGCCCCTACAGTAGATATTTGGGCGGATGCCACCGACGAACAACGTACCGCAATGGAAGCTGTTCGTCGTGAACGTGCCGAAATAGAACATCGTTATAAATCAGATGAAGGTCGAGTGTCGGCACTACAAAGAAAGATAAACGACTTAGAAGCTATTCAACATCAAGCACCTGTTGTTGCACCTGTTGTTGCTCCAGCACAACCCCCGGTTAGTGAAGAAGGTATTGATAGTTTCCGGGAAGATTATCCGGACATTGCCAATGCCGTTGATAAAATGGTTCAGAGTAAAATGACTACTGAGCGTGAAGGTTTTTCACAAGCCATGAATCAAATGCAGCAGCAGATGAAACAAGCTATACAACCTTTTCAAGAAAGTGAACAGAAACGGTTTATAGATACTCAAATGCAGGAACTTGAGTCAACACATCCTGATTGGCGTGACGTAGCTCAGTCAACTGATTTTATTGAATGGCTTAATGTACAACCCGATCCTGTACGCGCAATGTTTACCAGTGATAGTGCGCGAGATGCTTCTTATCTTGTAGGTTCGTTCAAACAAACACAACCAGTAGTACAAGAAGAACAAGCTGTGGAATCATCATCTAATAATCGACAAGCCTTAAAGCAAGCGGTAGCGCCACGCTCACGAAGAACTGCTCCGGTAACCAACTCAATACCTGAAGATTATGAAGCTGCTTTTGACTATTGGGTAGATCGAGCTAAAAAGTGATACATGTCATCACTTGACAACACTTACCTTTATGTGATACGATCCTAGGTATATCTTACTCGATTGGATAAAACTGCATGGCGGTTAAGTGTTGTTCGGGATGTAAGGTTTCAAAAGAACTTGATAATTTTCACATACGCAGAGGCTCGGTAGACGGACGAGCATATAGATGTAAACAGTGTGTAATTGTCTACCACCGAAATTATCACAGTAAAAATAAAGAAAAAAGCCAACTGCGGTTTAACGAATATTACCGTGACAATGCTCCAAGAATAAAAAAGTTACAAAAGAAATGGAAAGCTGCTAATCGTGATAAGCGTAATGAATATCAGGCACGACGAAGAGCATCTAAGTTATTAGCAACACCTTCATGGTATGAAAAAGAACACCTCGAAATTGTAGCAATATATAAGGAGGCAAAAAGTTTAGGAAACCATGTAGACCATATCGCGCCATTAAACAGCCCGATAGTATGTGGTTTACACACATTATCAAACCTTCAGATATTGACACCTGAAGAGAACATGAAGAAATCGAATAAACATTGTGCCGATCACACAATTTAAAATGATCCGAAGCACAACAACAGTAGCAACGATAATTTCGACATCGAACCACTCCGCAATAGCCGAGTTAAATTGACCGTTGATATTCCTTGTAAATGATTGGTGAGTTTTGTTATCAACAATTTATTTTCATTTTTAATTTATAAGGAAAGAAATCATGGCTAAGAGTACCTATGCTTCGATATCACAACGAACAAATGCTTATGCAGCTACTGTAATGTTAGCTCATGCAGAGCCTATTTTAGTTCTGCAAAAATTTAGTTTGGCTAAACCTATGCCAAGAAACACTGCTGATAATGTTAAATTTCGTCGGGCAGTACCATTTACAGTATCCACTACACCATTAACTGAAGGTGTTACACCTACGGCTCATGCTATTGGCTACGCAGATGTGTCAGTAACTTTGGCACAATATGGTGACGTAACTGAAATCACAGATAAAGTAGCTGACTTGGCTGAAGATCCAGTATTGAAAGATGCTGCGATGTTGTCAGGAGAGCAAGCGGCTGAAACATTGGAGATGGTTACATATGGGGTCGCTAAAGGCGGAACAAACGTCTTCTACGATACTGATGCTCACGTAAGAAACACAGTAAACAGCATCATTACTTTAGATCGTCAACGTAAAGTTGTTCGTTTCTTGAAAGCTCAACGTGGTCGTCCAATCACATCAATGCTTGATGCTTCTCCCAACTACGGTACATCTGCAATTGAAGGTGGTTACCTTGCTTTTGCTCATACCGATGTAGAAGCAGATATTCGTAAACTGGCAGGTTTTGTACCTGTAGCAGAATACGGCAGTCGCAAGCCACTATGTCCAGAAGAATGTGGTTCTGTAGAAGGTGTTCGTTACATCTTGTCTCCTCTGTTCGTTGCATACGCCAATGCTGGCGGTACAGCTTCAACTAATGGTGTCTACTCTACTGGTGGTACTCAGGCTGATGTTTACCCAATTATCTTTATGGCTAAAGAAGCTTTAGGAACTGTTGCCCTTAAAGGATCAGGTGCAATCACACCTACAATTCTTAATCCGGGAACACCAAGCAAGAGCGATCCATTAGGTCAGACTGGCTTTGTAGGATGGAAGGTTTACAGTGCAAGTTTGAGATTAAATGAGTCATGGTTAGTGCGCCTCGAGTGTGCTGTAGATGATTTAACAGCGTAGTAAATAGTTCTTCATTCTACGGATAGGTTGAAGTATTCCAAGGATGGAAAAAACAGGGGAGGGTCACTTGGCTCTCCCCACCTTTTTTTAATTATGCCCCCTGAAAAATTGGGCGCAAGGAGTAAGTAACATGGAAGATTTTAATGCAAAAGATGCAAGCTATAACGATTTAAAAGAATATGCAAAACTTTACAGTATCCGAATTATGGGCGTAAAGAAAGCAGAGTTAAGACAAACAATTCAAGAACACATAGAAGCCTCCGCAGTTAATGCCGAAGCAAAAGAATTAGGAATAAGCCAGTCATTGATTAAGTCTGAAATAGTTTCAGACAAGCCATTAGAGGGCAAAGACATGAGTGGTGTTAAACGAGTGAAGATCATCATTCACGAGTCAGCAGATCCAAACGCAGTAAATCCGGTGTTTGTTGGTGTTAATGGTAAAGGCTACACAATTAGCAGGGGCGAAGAAGTTGATGTTCCAACTGGAGTTGTTGAAGTTTTAAACAATGCTCGTGAAACATTATATGAACGCAAGAAAGATGAATATGGCAAAGAATACTTGTCACCGAGAGAAGCTCTCTCATATCCGTTTTCAATACTGGGATAATAAATGAGTACATTTTTAGAGTTATGCCAAGACCTAAGACAAGAAGCGGGTTTCACTGGAAGTGGCCCAACATCGGTCATTAATCAATCGGGACAATATGCAAAAATTGTAACGTGGGTGAACAGAGCATACCTAGAAATTTTAACTCAACGTGAAGATTGGGATTTTATGTGGGACACCACAACCTTTAATACGGTTGTTGGACAGAATGCTTATGTCAGCACAGACGATGTAGCCAATTGGGGCGATGGTGCTATTTATGAAACATCGCTGACAAAGACTGATGAATCAGCACTCAACCTAATGCAGTATCTTGATTTTCACGAACAGTATTTAGTGGGTGTTCCTTTAACTGGTAGACCTAGAGACTTTACAATCAGACCAGATGGAGAGGTACTTTTGTACCCGACACCGGATAAGGTTTACACATTTACTGCTGAGTATCACAAGCAAGCTAAAAAGATGGTAACAAACACTGAATTGCCAAGTCTACCTTCACAATATCATCCGTTAATTCTTTACAAAGCATTGGCACATTGCACTGCTAATACTGAAGATTTTAACACCTATCAATATGCCGAGCGACAAGCCGATTTAATTTTCAATAAATTAGAACGTGACCAGTGTTGCACTATAGATACGGCAGGGCCACTAGCTTAACATGGCTGTTCAAGCAAAGTATTTTCAAGCAGCGGGTGGCTTAGATCTAGTCTCGCCAGCAATTTCTCTAAGTGCCGGTATGATGATCTCATGTTTAAATTATGAGATCGGTGCTTTTGGTGGCTATCGAAGAATTGATGGATATGAAAGATTTGATGGTCGTCCCAGTCCTCATAAAGCTACTTATACCGATACGGGTGCTAAAGCTACTAATGATGCAGCTTATGCAGCGGCAGTTGAAGTTCGTAGAGCATTAATCACTGCTGTCCCGGGAAGTGGCCCTATACGGGGTGTTTATAAACACGCTGGGGTTGTTTATGCTTTTCGTGATAATGCCGCAGGAAATGCCGGTGTCATGTTTAAATCGACAACCTCTGGTTGGACTGTTGTAACCACACCTGCACTAACTGCTGGTGGACGATATGAGTTCGTCAGCTATAACTTCGGTGGACACTCCGGTACTTATAAAATGTATGGGGCAAGCGGAGTTAATAAAGCGTTTGAGTTCGATGGTACAACGTACACGACGATAAGTACGGGTATGACGACAGACACTCCCAAGCACATCACGGCGCACAAGAAACATTTATTTTTATCCTTTGTAGGTGGCTCGGTTCAACACTCTCCGATTGGTGATCCGACAGGAACATGGACACCCGTTACTGGTGCTGCTGAATTAGCTATTGGTGATGAAATATCGGGCTTTCAACCAGAAGCCGGTGAGGTATTAGCTATCTTCGCTGAACGTCAGATCTACATGCTATATGGCAGTAGTAGTGCTGATTGGAATTTAAAACTATTTGGTGCAGATACTGGTGCGAAACCCTACACGATAGCACCAGCAATAAGCACCCTATTCTTATCCGAGCGTGGTATTACTGCGTTGGGAGCTACGCAAGATTATGGTGACTTTTCCTCGAACACATTGACACAAAGGATCGAGCCTTTGGTTCAGGCTAAAAAAGATTTAGCAATAGCTTCGTGTCGTGTTCGGAACAAAAATCAATACAGATTATTTTTTAGTGACGGAACAGTTTTATCACTTACCTTTAATGACAACACCCTATCTGGGGTTGGTCGTAGCACTTTGATAGATCCTGCAATTGTTGTTAGTGACTCAGAAGAAGCTATCTTCTTTGGAACAACAGATGGTTTTATTCACGAGATGGATGCTGGTAATTCCTTCGATGATATTGCCATGAATTACGGTTTTTCAACTGCATTTAATCATCTCGGAAGTCCTAGCAGTTTAAAGCGTTTTCACAAGATCGAATTGGAAGTTGACGTAAATATCGAGTCAAACTTTATAGTCAAGCCTCTGTTTGATTACGGTGATATTCAAATTGCAAGTCATCGTGCTGTTCAACAGAACTTATCAGGTGGTGGTGGTATCTGGGGGGTTTCTGAATGGGGTGATGCGACATGGGCTGGCGATATCGTTTCAGAAGGTACTGCTTATATAGATGGGGTGGCTAGGAATATGGCGACACTATTTTCAGGCTCATCACGTTACGATGCAGCACACACTATTCAGGGAATGATTGTGCATTATTCACCCAGACGGAGAAACCGATAAATGAGTAATATTTATTACAACAACCCAGACGATTTTGTGCAGGGCGATGTTATACGTCCCGGAGATGTTGATGGCGAATTTGATGCCATTGAGACAGGGTGCGATTTAATAGAAGTAAATACGAACAGGGCATTAACTGTACCTGCTGGCGAGACAATAGAAATAACGCAAAACGCAGCAGCACGAGTTAATAAGATCATGGCATTTGGAGCGGCGGGACTGCCAGACTTAGGGCGATCACTTACGGCGTTTGATGCTGATGTAGTACAAGTAGCGGCAGACAAAGTTTCTACAAACGCGGATGTTGTGTTGACTCACGCCGATGTTGTTTTGACGAATGCCGATGTAGTATCGGCGGAAGCAGATAAAGTTCAAACTGGTTTAGATCGAACAGCGGTTGCAGCAGATCTAGTTGCTACCAATCAAGATACCATTGATACGGCAGCCGATGTTGTTTCGAGTAACGCTGCCATAGCAACAACAGCGGCCAATGTTGTCTTGTCAGAAGCCGACAAGGTTCAAACAGCATTAGATAGAGTAGCAACGGGTAATGATCGAACAGCGGTTGCAGTAGATCTAGTTGCTACCAATCAAGATACCGTTGATACAGCAGCCGATGTTGTGTTGGCAGAAGCGGCTAAAGTTGCAGCGGTAGCGGCTAAAGTTGCTGCGGAAGCTGCACTAGACAATTTTGACGATAAGTATTTAGGTGCTAAAGCAACCGATCCCACAACAGATAATGATGGTAATGCTCTTGTCACAGGGACTCAATATTTCAATACGACCATCAATAAATTAAAAGTTTACAACGGCTCTGCTTGGCAAGCAATTCAAGACGGGATCGCATCACTTGCTCAAGATGCCACGCCACAACTAGGTGGTAACTTAGATTTAAACAATTTTGACATACCAGTATCACCCACACAACAAGCAGCATTAAACGCAGCACAAAGCACATCAATTGGATTATCAATAGTTTTCGGAGGTTTTTAATATGTCTTTTACAAACAATGTCGAGGCGATAGGATCATCCGACAATACTTTTCACACAGTTGCTACTGGTTATGAAGCATCTGTCCATGCGTTACTGATAGATAACCCATCGGGATCATCAGAAACAATCACAATTAAGATAAAGAATAATGTAACAGGCACTACGGTTAATTCAGTAGTAATTGCGGTGGGAGCTAACTCCTCATATATTTATCCTAGACCAATTAACTTGGCTCAACAGGATGAGTTAATTTTAGTCAGCACAGGTACTGCTGCTATTGGGACAAGCTCAACTTACACGCAGCTAATGTCAGGCGTTCCTTCTGCTATTACGTTGACACCTAAAGGTGCATGGGCTTCGGGTACGACCTACTCTACGTTAGATATCGTAAGCTACAACTTTGGGAGTTGGATAGCACTACGCGGGAGTGTTGGAGTGACACCTGTTGCGGGTGCAGACTGGACTATCAACGCCTCACGAGGTGCGGCAGGTGCGGATGGTACGGATGGTACGCTCCAACATGTTGTTGAAGATACCACTCCAGAGCTAGGTGGTAATTTAAACCTTAACAATAAATTGATGATTGGTGGGCTAAACCTCGCAAGGTCAACAGTTGCTTCTCACCCTACAA